TCTAAGATTGATTTGGTGTCGTTCATTTCTCTCCTTATTGAATGTAAGAAACTAAAAGATACCCTGCAATCAATAAAACTGCAATCACTTTCGGATGTCTTGCAAGCCAATCATCAGTAGCTAGTAGTTTCATTGTTGTTCTTCTTTCATTTTTAAAAAGTTAGCTGTAGTGTATGGAACGCCGATAATTGTTGCTTTGCGTTGGACATCCCACAAGTGATTAAGAAACTGTCCTAAATGATTAAACTCAGTGCCTAGTTCCTCATTGATCTGATCCAGAGCTATTGCCATTCCTGCCTCAATTCCTTCAGAGTAAGTCACTTTTCATTCCTCCAAAAAACCATTTATCGAATTTTGCGTTATCTTCTGATTCTTTTTTATCTCTTGCTGCTACCCATAGTGCGTCTGCTTCATCTTCTTGATACGCTGCTAGGCAAACTAACAGGTCATCTAGTTCTTCAATCATCTCTATCTCCGTCGTTGGTATGACTAAACTATAGCGATATAAGTTATTCGCTGCAAGAAATACTTTTCTATTGATATTTGTTTACCGATAGCAACAATCAATGACACAAGACTAGAAATAGCTGCATAATTAAATCCAGCAACAAACGGAGATTTTTATGAGTTTATGGCGCAAAAGGAGAATAAAAATGCAAGAATTAGCTAGATGTTCGGATTGTGGTTGGATTGGTGATGCGGAAGATGTAGAGACAGGTATTTGCGATATGGTGTTTGCTGATCCTGTTGATATTTGCCCAGAGTGCGGTAACCCAGATTGCATAGCACCATACGAGGAAACTAAATAATGGACTTACCAAAGAAAGACAGTCGCAGATACCAAATTTGTGTGGCTTTTGCTAATTCTGGCACGATGACACTACATAGTGTAGTAGAGGAATACGGTCTATTCGGCTTTAGAGACAAGAAGCGGCTTTCATCTGAGATGAACTACTTATGCACTACTGGCTGTATTAAGAAGCTCAAAGAGGCTTATATGCCTACCTATGAGTTACGGCTTGCAGTGCAATCGTTTGATAAGCCTGGTCTGGTTAAACCACGCGAAGTAGTCCCATTTCGGGAGCTGTCTAATAAGTTTATGTTGCCAAAGGTTAGCCCACGCGGTGAGCCACTCAGGGAAATTTCATACATTGGTTTAGGAGCAAGCATTGCAGATCATGTCTACCGTTTCTAAAAAGCCGATCCCTGACTATGTCTTTAAACAAAAAGCGTGTCCAGGATGCAAGAGAACAAGATCAGAAAAGAACTTTGATGGTGGTAATTTATGTAGGATTTGCGTACTTAGAAAAGTTCAGATATAGTTTATAAATCGTGTCGTACTTGGCGGTGCGATATGGAATGGCTAGGGTAGCTCCCGAAAAGACGATTCGTTACCGTCCTGCCAGTTCCTTCTACTGTAACGGCTACCAATAACGTGAGGTACAAATGAAACTTGTTCCAAAGAACTGGACTATTTTCCAGCATTACAAAGATCGCTGCCCACCTTGGGTAAAGTTGCATCGAGAATTACTAAATGATAAACAATTTATGTGCTTGCCTGTTGCTAGCAAAGCGCTAGCACCATTACTTTGGCTGCTTGCAAGTGAGTCTAAAACAGGTGAGTTTGATGGGTCTATAGAAGAACTTGTCTTTAGATTAAGATTCACTGCTAAGGAAGTTGAGTCTGGACTTAAACCATTGATTGATAAAGGATTTTTCCTGAGTGCTAGCGGAGTGCTAGCAGACTGCTTGCAAGGTGCTAGACCAGAGACAGAGGGAGAGAGAGAGGAGAGGGAGAGACAGAGGCAGTTAGCGCAAGATGTAAAACTTGGCTTTATTGAGTTTTGGAAATGTTATCCAAAAAAGATTGCAAAGCCAAATGCAGAAAAAGCATGGATGAAGATTGCTCCAGATGTTGATTTAACGAAAAGAATTATTCATGCGATTTCTGAACAAAAACTTCTTGAGCGTGAGGAGCAGTTTATTCCTTACCCTGCAAGTTGGTTAAATGCTCGACGTTGGGAAGATGATTTAACGGTAGGAAAATCTAACAATGGCTTGAAGTATTGGGAGAAGGGATACCAATCATGAGAGGCCACGTTGAACTACTCAAGCTGCGTATGCAGGGTTTGAAGCCAAGAGGCTTATGGGTATGCTATGGACATGATTCGCTAAAAGGCTGGAATACTTGGTCTAAAGCTGGCGACACATTGGCGTTTCCTGAAATTGAGATATTGCCGATAGAAAATATCAATCAACTAGACTTGCGGTTTGCTGTAGGCTTGACAGTACACATTGCAAGCAACGAAAACATCACAAAGCTAAAGAAAATACATAACGCTTTTGTTTCTGCAAAGGCTAAATCTGTTTTTGTATCCTCTAAAAAATGCTTAATCTTACCTTCAGGGAGCGTATTAGATGACTATGTTCCTGCGTGAAGATATTGATTTCTCAGCGTATCTGCGAGCTACCGATCTAAAGCAAAACGTCAAGGACGTATCTACATGGGTAGACGAGCTTGCAGACAATCTTGAAAACCCTGTTATCGAAAAATCTACTCCGATGGAGTGGGACTGTACGAAGAACTTTGCGTTTAGACCTGGCGAGGTGACTGTTTGGGCAGGTTCCAATGGTGGCGGTAAGTCTTTGCTGACAGGCCAGATTGCACTAGGTTTAGTTAAGCGTGGCGAGAAAGTATGCGTTGCGAGCTTTGAGATGAAACCCAAAGTATCGATTAAACGGCTTATAAGGCAGTTTGCAGGCGAAAACGTCGAGCAGTTGGCATCCACACATGGACTGCCCTACAAACGCGCCTTATATGACCGTTTTAAGGCTTTTGGCACTGGCAATATTTGGTTTTATGACCAACAGGGTACGGTAACGGCAGATCAGGTTATCTCGATGGCAAGGTATTGCGCTGTTGAGTTAGGTGTAACTCATGTATTTATTGATAGCTTGATGAAGTGTGTTGCTGGCGAGGATGACTACAACGGTCAAAAGCGCTTTGTTGATGAGATTACTGCATTGGCTAGAGATCACAATATCCATGTGCATCTTGTCCACCATATCCGCAAATTGCAGTCTGACGAGTTGATGCCGAACAAAAATGATCTGCGTGGTAGTAGCTCTATTACGGATCAAGTAGACAATGTGTTTATCGTCTGGCGCAATAAGAAAAAAGAGAACGAAGTAAACAAGGGCATGGAAACAGATATGTCTGCGCCTGACATGATTTTAATGAACGAAAAGCAGCGCAACGGAGAATCTACGGAGTGGTATCACATGTGGTTTCACTTTGAAAGCAGTCAGTTTATTGAGAAATGGCAGGGCTTCCCGAGTGACTTTGACAATAAAGGACGGTTCAGAGGTGCATGAGTTTTTTGAAGAAGAACGTCACAGGTGTGAAGTCAGACAAGTTATCAAGTGGCGAATGCAAGACAGAAACAAGGCAATGGAGTACTTGCAAGCAGTAGCAAGTAAAAGAGGCCAGGATGCAGCGGATAGATTGAGGAAGGATTCTGCTGAACAATGGGAGCGTAAGAACAGGGGTCTACAAGGAGATTGGAAATGACAATAGACGACATTACCCGCATGGCAAAAGATGCTGGTTTTTGTGGGTTCGACGGAGAAAATAAATGCTTGCGAGAATTTGCTAACTTAGTCGCAGATGCAGAGCGAGAGAAATGTGCAAAAATTTGCGATGCGGCTCAATTATTTGGAAATAGTGATGAGCGATGGTCGGCTAAATGTTGCTCAGAGGCTATCCGCGCAAGGGGGCAGATATGACTGACAAAGAAGTAATGCAGATGGCGTTGGATGCGTTGCAGGGAAATTGGCGAACCGATGAAAGCGATAAAGCAATCGAAGCACTACGCGCCCGACTAGCGCAGCCTGAACCGAAGCCGGTGGCGTGGATGTTGACAGAACTTGATGGCACTCCATTGATTGATTGTGGCGATTTGGTTGTTAAGCAGCGCCCAGTTTTAGTAAGCGACAAAACGGACTGCATACCACTCTACACCGCCCCATCACAGCGCGAATGGGTAGGATTAACAACAGACGAACTTGAAGAGATAGCAGAGTTTCATTTTCATGGCGGGTTATCTGGAAGAGAATTTTATGACGACATCGAAGCCAAGCTAAAGGAGAAGAACAATGGCTAAATTACCGTACACAATAACGATCTGCCCAGATCAACCGAACCCTAAGCAGTACACAGCGATGACACCAAAACTTGTTAAAGCGATGATGTATGGGAATGACATGACAATCGACCAGCGCAAGTTTCTGTGGCCTGCGAGATCCTCAGACTTTGAAGGCAAGCTACGTGCAATGCTAGATAAAACAAAGGAGAAGAACACATGACGTGGCAATTATGGACAAACATAATGCAGAAGAACGAGGTTTCGACTCATGTAGTTCCGTTAAACGATCTTCGGGAGCATGTAGGAGAAGCAACGTGTTGGTGTAACCCAAGAGTTGACGAGGAGTTGAACTTAGTTATTCACCATAGCGCAGACAATAGGGAAGCATTTGAAACAGGGGAAAGGAAGCCGACATGACTGACCGCGAACTATTGCAGCAGGCGTTGGATGCGTTGCAGGGAAATTGGCGAACCGATGAAAGCGATAAAGCAATCGAAGCACTACGCGCCAGACTAGCGCAGCCTGAGAACGACTTTAATCCAGATTGGGACGCAATGGCAGTCATGGTTGAAGAGCAGCAGCGCATGGCAAAGCGGATTGAGGAACTCGAAGCTCGACTAGCGCAGCCAGAGCAGGAGCCGGTGGGCATTAACAAAGTTATTATAGATTCAATACGTGATTCGTCGGAAATTGTAGCGCCGCCAAAGCGCGAATGGGTAGGGCTGACGGATGAGGAGATTATGTCGCTGTTGCCGGGAGCAGTTAGGCTTCCACCGGGATGGGCAGATACAGTCCGAGCCATCGAAGCTAAGCTAAAGGAGAAGAACACTTGAGAGCTGCTAGAGTTGATGTAAACCAGAAACATATTGTCAATTGCTTGCGTAAAGAAGGCTATACGGTACAGCACTTGCATAATGTCGGTGAAGGCTGTCCAGACATATTAGTAGGCCACAAGGGAATCAACATACTTTTGGAGATCAAGGACGGTAGAAAGCCTGAATCAGAGCGTAAGTTGACAGCGCAACAGGTAATCTTTCATAAGATGTGGAAGGGCCAGGTTGAGGTTGTCATTAGTCCAGAGCAGGCAATACTTGCAGTTTTAAGGCATACGGATGGCAAATAACAAAAAGCCACGTAAGAAGCATGTACCACGTAGGAACATCTTGCCAATGACGATCCGACACAATGCACAGAGTGAGCAAACATTGCAGCTAGTACCGCATACCGAACTAATGAAGTTCCGTGAGGGTGTAGGCGACGAGATAGGCTGGAATACGATCACAGCTAGATTAAACGTCGGGTTAGTGGCTGCATACCAAGCAGATTTTGACCCTGAGTATTATTTATTAATGGATAGTTTAAAAGCAATTGTTAATGTGCGAGAAAGATTTTTAAACACTGGTCGGTGGGGATTATCTGGTGATGATCTTAAAAGCATTGGCGATGGTTTAGTCACTGTTGATAATCTACAGCTATCAATAACAAGAAAGCAATTATCAAAAGCTATTGACTATGTATTTAAAAATGCAGGAGCTTTAGATGATGTTTCTAACTTATACGTGCAAATATGATAAATCCCAATGAGGCAATAGATTACATAATCAAGCACTCACAGGCTTATGCTAAAGCTAAAGCTCAAGTTACTTACTTGACTGAGTACCGCAAGACTAAGAAAGCTATTTGTTTCCAATCAAGCCTAAGATCAACAATGGCAGAGAAAGAGGCAGACGCTTATGCTCATCCAGAGTACCAGGCTGTACTGGAAGGTCTTAGAGAGGCCGTAGAGGGGGCTGAAAGGCTTCGCTGGATGTTGATAGCAGCACAGGCTAGGGTAGATGTTTGGAGATCGTATGAGGCTTCTAATCGCAGCATAGATAAAAGGACAATGTAATGGATAAGAATGTACAGGCAGTCAGGCAAAAGTTAGCAGATCGAGCCGAGTTCGGCATGATGAAGTACGGTGTCAGCACAGAGCGTACAGACTTATCTGCAAAGCAATGGCTTATTCATGCACAAGAGGAAGCGATGGATTTAGCTGTCTACCTGCAAAGACTTATAGACGATATTGATGACTAAGGACGAAAAGAAATATCTGTCGAAACTGGTAGACATTGGCTGTATAATTTGCTATAGGAACGGCTATCTTCAGACACCGGCAGAAGTGCATCATGTTCGGGGATTGGGGTTAGGAATGGGGGTAAGAAGTGGGCATTACGACACTATCCCACTTTGCCCAAGCCACCATAGAGGTAATGATGGGTATCACGGCATGGGTCGCAAAGCCTTTGAACGCAAATACCAAATCACAGAGATTGACTTACTTGTGCAAGTTAAGGGGTTGCTAAATGAAAAAGACGAAAGCTGAAAAGAAAGTTGGCTCAGTAATGAAGGAGTTTAAGGGCGGCACATTGCATTCAGGCAAAGGCGGCCCTGTTGTTAAGTCTCAGCGCCAAGCAGTCGCAATAGCTTTAAGTGTTGCTAAGAAAACGAAAAAGGGGAAAAAATGAAAGGCATGAAATCTTGTCCTAAATGCAATGGTGGTGAGTGCAAGGGCGGTAAGAATTGCATGATGGAAGATAAGGAAGAAAAGAACGGCAAGAAGGGCGGCAAGATTGAGATTGAGATTTTAATGCCTATGCGTGGTTCACGAACCGCTAAAAGCAAAGCTAAGAAGAAGTGAGTCATCAAAGCCAGCTCGACTTTGTAGGTAGAGTAAAAGCTAAGTTTCCAAGCGTAAACTGGTATTCTGATAACATTATCTGCGATGACATGACTAAGGCTGGCTTTACGCATTGGGTAAGCAGAGGCTATGTACATCACGCAGGAAGTCAGACAGTAGGAGATGACTTCGCTAAATGTCATGAGGATAGTAGGGCATGGATACGGCAGAATAGGCCAGATGTTTACGATACGTATTATTGAGGATTGTTATGGGATTACTAGATAGCGTTATTGAGGCAGCAAAACAGCAATATCAAACTACTAAACGTGGTTTTGGTCTGCTGGCTAGTAATCCACAGCAATTCGCGCAAGAGGCTACAACCAGATATTTCCCGACTAAGGAAGAAGAAGCACAGTTTGCACAGGCTCAAGCTGCTGGTGGTGACTATACGCAGACGCCGTATTATCAAAAGATAATGGATTTAAGCCAGTTTCAAGGAAGCATAAAGCCTACAGGATTACTTAATGTTCCTACTGCAAAACAGCCACAAGTAAACCCACAAGATGAATCTGTAAGGATATATAGAGGTAGCTATGATACTTCTCCAAATTACACAGTAGAAAATAATTTCAAAGGTAGAGATGCTTACGGAGGAGTATTTGGTAGTGGTAATTTGGAAACTGCCAAAGGTTTTGGAGGGGATTTTGTTTATTTTACTGACATTCCAAAGACTGAAATTCTTACAAATTACCATTTAAATTATAATATTCCGCAAAAAAGTGTCAAAGAAGCACTTTTAAAGGCTATGCCAAATATAAATAAAAAGTATTTTAATGACATTTATAAGATAGTTGTTGAGGACGTTGGCAGTGATCTTAGGAATGTTTCTGATGATGTCATAGATCAATTTGGTAAGATTGACTTCGGAAGTGCAAACAATGAGGTGCAAAGATTAAGAGGGCAAGTAGCTAAAAACTTGGGTTATAAAGCCATAGAAATGCTAGATGAAACAGGCACTTCCTATTTAGTAACTCCAGGCGCAAAATTTACCAAAATAGAAAATAAAAAAGTTGATGTTCCAGAGGCAAAAGCTGGTTGGGTTCGACCAGCTCCTATTCCTGGTTTAGTTGGAAGAAAAAGAGGAATGACTAAATAACCGCATGACACCTGAAAGGTAATGTAGTGCAAATTAAACAAGTAAAAGTAGAATCTCTAATCCCATACATTAAAAACAGTCGCACTCACTCTGAAGCACAAATAGCACAAATAGCAGCAAGCATTAAAGAATTTGGGTGGACTAATCCTATCCTTGTAGATGGTGATAATGGCGTGATAGCTGGTCATGGGAGGCTTTTGGCAGCAAGAAAGCTAGGGCATAAAGAAGTTCCTACGATTGAGCTGGCGCATATGACTGACAACCAGAAAAAGGCTTATGTTATTGCTGATAATCAATTGGCTATGAACGCAGGTTGGGATACGGCAATTCTATCGTTAGAGCTTGCTGACCTTAAAGATCAAGGTTTTGAATTAGATATTTTAGGATTTGACCCAAAAGAGCTAGATAGTCTATTAGAGCCAGAGCAAGTAGATGGCTTAACGGATGAAGATGCGGTTCCTGATGTGCCGGAGGAACCTAAAACTAAGTTAGGTGATATTTATCAACTTGGCAATCATAGGTTAATGTGTGGGGATAGTACAAGCATTGATGCGGTAGATAGGTTAATGGATGGGCAGAAAGCCGATATGGTGTTCACTGATCCGCCTTATGGCGTAGATTACAAAGGGATTCATAACGACTCAAGAAGTGGATTGGAAGATTTGCTTAGAGGCGTATTTGCTAACTATATTGCAACATCTAAATCAGGCGCTTCAATTTATTGTTTTCATTCAGATAGGTGTGCTGACGTATTTCATAAGGTATTTAGGGAGTTTTTTCATTTTAGCTCTATGATTATCTGGGCTAAAAATAGCTTAACATTAAGCCAAACAGATTATCAAAGCCAGCATGAGCCTTGTCTTTATGGATGGATGGATAACGGTTCACATTCATGGTATTCAGATAGAAAGCAGACTTCTGTATGGAAATTTGATAAAGAGCGTGTAATTGGTCACACAACTCCAAAGCCTGTCGGATTGGTAGAGAAAGCGATAACCAATTCAAGTAAAAGTGGTGATTTGATAATTGATCTGTTTGGAGGTTCTGGATCAACTTTGATTGCATCTGAAAAGATTGCTAGAAATGCAAGAATTATGGAATTAGACCCTAAATACTGTGATGTAATAGTAAAGAGATGGGAGGATTTCACCGGAAAGAAAGCAGTTTTGTTGTCTAACAATTAATATTTCCCCTTAATAAAATGAATGAGCATATTCCTAGCGCAGAAAACAAACGATTAGTCGAAACATCGGCTGGTCTTGGACTGCCACATGAGCAAATAGGGGCGTTAATCGGCATTGATGATAAGACGCTGCGTAAGCATTACCGCACTGAGCTTGACTTGGGCAAAGCTAAAGCCAGCGCACAGATAGCTAAGACATTGTTTAACAAGGCTCAAGGCGGTGACACGACTGCATTGATCTGGTGGACAAAGGCGCAGATGCGTTGGGCTGAGACTCAGAAGCTAGAACATACAGGCGCAGATGGTGGAGCGCAACTGCATACAGTCACATGGCAGAAATAGTTATCCCGTATCAGCCTAGAGAGCCTCAGTTACAGATGCATGAGGCAATGGATGGCACTAGATTCGCTGTAGTTGTAGCCCATCGTCGTATGGGTAAGACTGTAGCGGCCATTAACCACTTGATTAAGTCTGCTGTGGAGTGCGACAAGGATGAGCCGAGGTTTGCTTACATTGCGCCTACTTACGGTCAGGCTAAGAGGGTGGCATGGGATTACCTAACTAAATTCACAAGGCCATTAAATGCAACTCACAACATTTCTGAACTCAGGGCTGACTTCTGGGGACGCCGCATTAGTCTTTATGGTAGCGACAATCCTGATAGCTTGCGTGGTCAATACTTCGATGGAGTTATATTGGATGAGATCGGAGATCAAGACCCGAAGATTTGGAATGAGATTATTAGGCCAGCTCTGTCTGATCGGCTTGGTTGGTGTATGTTCGTTGGTACTCCTAAGGGGCGAAACCACTTTGCTGACCTAAGAGATAGGGCTGAGAATGCTGATGATTGGAAGCTGCTAGAGTTTAAAGCCAGCGAGACCAAGATTCTGCCTGAGTCTGAGCTTGATTCTGCCCGCAAAGAGATGGGTGATGACAAGTATAACCAAGAGTTTGAATGTTCATTTAACGCTGCGGTAGAGGGTAGCTACTATGGTCAGATCATCAATACTATCGAGGAAAAAGGCCATATCACCCGTATTGAGCGCGATGATCTTTGTAGGTCTTTTGTTGCTTGGGACTTGGGTATGGGCGATTCTACTTGTCTATGGGTGGCTCAACTGGTTGGCAAAGAAGTGCGGCTTATTGACTGCGTCGAGAACCACGGACAAGGTTTGGACTGGTATGTACGCTGGCTGCAAGACAATGACTATGCGCGGTGGGAGCAGTTCTTGCCGCATGACGTTGAGGTTAGGGAACTTGGAACAGGCCGCAGTCGCAAAGAAGTACTCATGGAAGCAGGACTGAATATCACTGTTGCGCCTAGATTGTCTGTTGCTGACGGTATTCAGGCTGTTAGGCGCTTGCTTCCTAGATGTTGGTTTGACCCAAAGACTAAGCCTGGCCTTGATGCTTTACGCAACTATAGGCGTGAGCATGACGAGAAACGCAATGTATTCTATGAGAAACCTTTGCATGATTGGGCATCACACTACTCAGATAGCTTCAGATACCTAGCGATTTCGCTTGACGAAGGTACTGATTCGTGGTCGTCAAAGTTGCCAAATAACGTGCAATGGGTTGTATAATTGGAAAAATTCTAGGGGTAGCTTATGCAGTCAGAAGAAATTAAGGCAATTGTTGAGGCAGAGATTGATAACTCCATTGGCTTTATTGACTCTGAGACTACAGACCAGCGTCAAAAGGCGCTTGAATACTACCTGCGTGACCCGTATGGCAACGAGCAAGAAGGCCGCAGTCAGATCGTTACAGGTGAAGTAGCCGAAGCTATTGATGGCGCATTGCCACAGCTAATTCGTGTATTCACCACGACAGAAGATATTGTCTTATTTGAGCCACAATCTGCTGGCGACGAAGAAGCTGCTAAACAGGCAACTCAGTACTGTAACTGGGTATTCTATAGGGATAATCCAGGATTCCTGATCCTGCATAATTGGTTTAAAGACGCGCTGCTGCAAAAGACCGGCGTTGTTAAGGCTTATTGGGATGCTAAAGAAGATGTCACTAAGGAATCTTACAAGAACCTTACGGATGACGAGCTTGCTTTATTGCTATCAGACGAGTCGCTAGAGATCGTTAAGCAGAAGTCTGAGGTCGTTGACATGTCTGGCATGCCTATCATGCTGCACAATGTCACGATCAAGAAGGTCAAGAACACAGGCCAGGTTGTCATTGAGAACGTACCGCCAGAAGAATTCCTAATTAGCAAGAACGCCAAGACTATTGCAGATAGTCCATTCACAGCACATCGTCGTCTAGTGCCACGGTCTGAGATGATCGAGATGGGTTACGATAAAGACATCATCGATAACCTGCCGACTTACGATGATTTGGAGTTCTCTCCTGAGCGTATTGCTCGATTCGACCAGGGGGAACAGCCGGATGATGAGAGCCTTGACCCGTCAATGCAGCGTCTTGAGGTGTATGAGTGCTATATCTACCTAGACGTTAATGATGATGGCATTGCAGAGCTGCGTCGTATTGTTTATTGCGGCAGTGAGATTCTTAGCGACGAAGAAACAGATGTAACGCCATTCCATGCTATCTGCCCTATTCCTATTCCTCACAAGTTCTTTGGTCAGTCACTTGCTGACCGTACTATGGACATCCAGTTAATCAAGTCTACGGTCACCCGTCAGATGCTTGATAACATTTACTTAACAAACAATGCTCGAATGGGTGCGGTTGACGGTCAGGTAAACATTGATGATCTGCTAAACGCTACGCCTGGCGGTGTGATTCGGATGAAGAATCCCAATGCTATCGTGCCGATTCAAGTGCCTAGCGTTACGGCTCAAGCCTTTCCAATTCTGGAATACATGGACAGCGTACAAGCCAAGCGTACAGGTGTATCTGACGCTCAACAGGGCTTGAATCCTGATATCCTGAGTAATGTAACGGCTGCTGCGGTAGCTGCAATGACACAAGCCAGCACTGGCAAGCTAGAGCTGATTGCCCGTATTTTTGCTGAGACAGGCGTTAAGTCGCTGTTCCAAGGGATTCTTGGGTTGGTTGGTAAGTATCAAGACAAGCCACGTATGCTGCGTATTGCCGGCAAGTATGTGCCGTTTGACCCGCGTACATGGGCTAATCAGTTTGACGTGTCTATTAACGTCGGCCTTGGCTCTGGTAATCGTGAGCAGCAATTGGCTATGTTGCAAATGGTGCTACAAAAGCAAGAGCAGATATTGCAGCAGTATGGCCCAGGAAACCCATTGGTGACGGTTGGTCAGTACCGCAACACGCTGGCTAAGTTCATTGAGGCTGCTGGTTTCAAGGATGCTGATCAGTTCATGAACCAGATCACGCCTGAGATTGAGGCGCAACTGGCTGCTCCTAAGCCACCACCACCTGATTCGCAAGCCGAGTTCGCTAAGATGATGGCGCAGGTTGAACAGGAAAAAGCTCAGGTAGCTCGCGAGAAAACGCAGGCTATGTCGCAGATTGATGCGGCTAAGTTGCAGCTAGACCGTCAAAACCTTGAGGCCAGCTATGCTCAGAAGGGCGTTGAGATGGCCATGAAGAATCAGAAAGACCAGCAAGAACTCAAGCTGAAAGAGGCTGAGTTAGCTGTTAAGCAATTGCAAGCTGTATTGGCGATGGACATTGCTGACGAAGATAGCCGGACACGTCAAGCTGATATTGTTCTTAAAGCAATTAAAGAGATTGGTGCGATTACACGATGAACAAAGCAGATTGGGCTAATAACTTAATGCTTGATCCTAACTGGCAAGAGGTTATGTCAGAGCTGAGGTCAACAGAGTTAGCTAAGTTTACTAACAGCGACTATCACGATGTAGAGGCCAGAGAACAGGCTTACATTCGTCTTAGGACGCTAGAGAGTATTACTGACCACTTGGAAGGCTTGAAAGCTCAGAAAGCCATTGACAAAAAGCGCTGGAAGATTTTGTAGTCTGACATGGCAGTTCCATGTAAAATTAAGGAAATAACAACATGAGCGAAACGACTAGCGCGACACCGGAATCCGGTAGCGGAGAGTTGACAGTAAATGAAGCGGCTAACGCTTTCATGGGTTTAATGGGTAGTGAAGAAGGCTCCGACGAAGGACAACCAGAAGCACAGGCTCAATCCGATGAGGACGAAGGCGAAGAACCTGAAGAAGAATCTAACGATGAATCTGAAGGTGAAGAACAGGAAGATAGCGAACAAGAAGAACAGGAACGTACTTACCGCGTGAAAGCTGCGGGTGAAGAAAAGGACGTTACCCTCGACGAGCTTGTTAAGAATTATCAACTTGGCGCTGACTATACTAAAAAATCGCAAGCTGTAGCTGAAGAACGCAAGGCTGTTCAGGCCGAATACCAAGCGATTCAAGAGGCGAAGCAACTGAGAGATCAGTACGCACAGCAACTCCAAGTGATTGAGCAAATGCTTTCACGTGGGGAAGAACCAGAGAATCTTGACTACTTGAAGGAAACTGATCCCATCGGTTACGCCGTTAAGGTAGCGGAACTCTCACAGAAGGAAAAACAACTTTCTCAGGTACGCGCTCAACAGAATCAAATTAGAGCGCAACAAGAGCAAGACAGGCAGCAGTGGATGGCTAACCTAGTCCGGCAGGAATCGGAGAAGTTAGCAACAGCGCTACCTGACTATGTTGATCCTGAAAAGGGTGAGTCGCTAAGAAACTCAGTGCGCTCATACGGTAAAGAGTTAGGGTTTTCAGATGAGGAATTGGCAAGCGTTGTCGATTCTCGTCACGTTATTACGCTGTACAAGGCTATGCAATACGACAAGCTACAGAAGTCGAAGCCTGGTATCAATAAGAAGTTAGCTGAAGCCCCGAAAGTTATGAAGTCGGGAGTCTCGCAACCTCGTGATACTAACAGTGAGCAGGTCAAGAAGTTAAAAGCTAAAGCAAGGGCTACCGGAAGGGTGGCTGACGCTGCGGCACTATTTGAACGATTTATTTAAAGGAAATTATCATGCCTACATATCAAACATTTACGGCTATCGGTCAGCGCGAAGACTTGTCCGATATGATCTACAACATCTCGCCTACTGAGACTCCAATCATGTCGTCGATTGGCAAGACCAAGGCTACCGCTGTTTACCACGAGTGGCAGACTGACTCGCTGGCTGCTGCTACTACCGCAAACGCGGCTGTCGAGGGTGCAGATGCAACGTCTGGCACAATGGCTCCTACGGTTCGCGTTGGTAACTACACGCAGATCGTGTCTAAGACTATTCAAGTCTCTGGCACTCTGGAGAGCGTTGACAAAGCTGGCCGTAAGTCTGAAAAGGCTTATCAGTTGGCTAAGGCTTCGCAAGAGCTGAAGCGTGATCTGGAAACCATCATCACTGCTAACCAAGGCAAGTCGGCTGGCACTTCTACGGTTGCTCGCACTATGGGTTCGTTGCTGTCGTGGATCAAAACTAACTCGTCGCAAGGTAGTGGCGGTTCGGCTCCTGCAACTTCCGGCACTTCGACTCGTACCGATGGTACACAGCGTACTGCTACCGAAGCATTGCTCAAGACTGTTATCGCTTCGATCTTCGATGCGGGTGGCAATCCTAAAGCTGTGTTCGTTGGCTCGGCTGGTAAGCAGAAGATGTCCACGTTTGCTGGTATCGCTGTCAACCGTTATCAGATCACGAAGCCTGAGGCTGGTGTGATTATCGGTGCTGCTGACATTTATCAGTCGGACTTCGGTCAACTGTCTATCGTTCCTGACCGTTTCATGCGTAACCGCGATATGCTGATCCTTGATCCTGAGTACGCTGCTATGGCCTTCCTGCGCCCATTCATGACTAATGAACTGGCTAAGTCTGGTGACAGTGAAAAAACCCAGATTTTGGCGGAGGTAACACTGGAGGTGAAAAACGAGGCTGCTCACGGGATTGTGGCCGATCTCGATTTCTCACTGTAATGAAACTAGCCCCTGACTTCGGTTGGGGGCTTTTTATAAAGACTAATGACAAACTTTAGACATCAAAAAGTTCACGCGGATGGTGATGGCAGTATTATCATCGAGACTAACCAAGACATTAGCGACATTCTCGCAAGAAACAAGATTCTCCAAGAGGTAGATAAGGCTAGGACAGGCGATACAGACGACTTGCATTTGATTGGCTCTATACCGTTTACAGCAGTAGATAAGTTAAACGAAATGGGCATCATGCGAGGCTTTGCAATCGTAGATGATAAGGCATTTAGAAGTTGGCTCAATCATCCTGACCAAGCTGCACTGAAAATCTATAGGGGAACAGTATGAGAGTTGGCGTTTGTGTACCATGCCGTGATGAAGTACATACAGGTTTTGCGTTTGATTTTGCCCGTATGTGCGCCCATGATGCTTCAGTTAGATGTAAGGATGGTAAAGGCGGTTTAAGCCTTTATACAATGCCAGGCACGTTGATATTCGACCAGCGTGAGAAGTTGGCTCAGGTGGCTTTAAAAGAGGGCTGTGACGCTGTTCTGTTCATTGATAGCGACATGAGATTCCCGCATGATTTGATTACGATTATGTTGAGCCGTGAGGTGGACATAGTTGGAGTAAACGCAGTAACTAGGCGCAGACCATCATTCCCTACCGCTAAATTGCTGGTTAAGAGTGAAGATGAGAAGGGTATCCGTCATCATTGGTCTAACGTAGATTCCCGCGGTAAAGAAGGTATTGAGGTCGTTACTGCTGTTGGATTTGGTGCAGTATTGATCCGCAAGAAAGTATTTGAAACACTATCTGCTCCGTGGTTTGATGCAGGTTGGGGGCCAACAGGTGTAGTGGGTGAGGATGTGTTTTTCTGTGTAAAGGCTGGCGATGCAGGTATTGATACCTATGTTGACCATGAGCTTTCAATGCACATTAAACATATTGGCACGCATGAATACAGTTGGGACGATGTAGATGATAAAGCCTTGAGGGGCGATAATGGCACTGACTAGCTATTCTGACTTAACTAGCACCATCTCCAGCTATCTAGCTCGCAGTGACTTAGATAGCATTATCCCCACGTTTATCTCTTTGGCAGAGCAGCGCCTGCGTAGAGAGTTACGTATTCGGCAAATGCTAGTGATTGCCCAGGCTACTACTACAGGCGGCGATTCTACTGTTGGTTTGCCTAGTGATTACTTAGAGATGCGCGATATTCATATTGCTGCTAATCCTAATGGCACGCTTGTTTACGATACGCCTAACCTGTTTTATAAAAAGACTATCTCAACAGAATCAGGGCAGCCAAAGCGTTACACGGTACTAGCTTCTGAGTTGCAATTGGGGCCAATCCCTGACGGTGCTTATGTCTTGCAAATGCTGTACTACGCTCAACCTGCTTTCCTAAGCTCTACGAATCCTAGCAATGTCTTTATGGCTAACTGTCCTGACGCTTTGCTTTATGCTGCGTTAGGTGAGGCAGAACCGTATCTAATGAATGATGTGCGACTACAGACATGGGGTACGTTGTACGAGAGAGCTATTGCAGCTATTAACGTGGCAGATGATTCTGGTGAGTATAGCGGTCAACCCATGTCCATGTCTTTTAACTAGGGATTATTATGGCTGAGATGTCTAACTATCTGGAAAATGCGCTAATTAACGGGACACTGCGAAACACAGCGTACACGCCGGTAGCAACTGTATACGTTGGTTTATATACCAGCGACCCGACTGACGCTAACACTGGCACAGAGGTATCAGGTGCATCGTATGCGCGAGTAGCTGCTACCTTTGGCGCTCCTAGTGATGGTGCATCAAGCAATACGGCAGCTATTGAGTTTGCCCAAGCTACTACTGAGTGGGGTACTGTTGGCTGGATTGGTATCTTGGATGCGTCAACGTCTGGCAATCTTCTTTACCATTCACCATTGGATGCTGCAAAGCTAATCGAGATTGGCGATGTATTTAAGATCGCTATCGGTAATCTTACTGTTACGTTTGCATAATGGCTGACATCTGCGGCCCATTCACGCTTGAAGATTTAGATCAATTTGGTACGCTTGATAGCTTGCCATTTTCTCTAAACAGTAGCGTATGGACAAGCACAACTACTTGCATTATGTTTTTTGCAAGCGACATTAGCAACACTGCTACTGTGTCTGCTTTGGGCGGCATGAATGTTGATGGCTCTGGCAGCATAGAAGCAAATGCGACGGTGTCGGCTAACTCTTTTAGAATACGCAATGCCGTTGCAGATGTTGATGCGGTTGGCTCGATCATCATCAAGGGCTATATCTATGGCGAAGAATGGGCAGACGTAACAGAAGATTCAAATGTTTGGAGTATTGTTTCTGCTAATAGCAATACATGGACTAACGTACCTGCTGGAACTAATACATGGCTAAGACAAAACTAGCATTTGGTGAGTGGCTACCGGATCAGCCTGGCATTACAGGTGCGCTGACTGACGCTAATAACTGTATTCCTGTTGCTACTGGCTACGCTCCTTTGGGTGCTGAAGCCGATTACAGTGCTGCTGCTGGTCAACAATTGCTTACTACATTCGCTGGTAAGTTTGCTGGATACTCTACATTATTTGCTGCTGGCTCTACTAATTTATTTGCATACGATAGCAATGACAGAAGCCTTGATGCTTTAACAACTACAGGCTACTCCACCACTTTGTTTTGGGATGTTACGCAGTTTGGCTCTGAGATGATTGTAGCTAATGGCATTGAAAAACTACAGTCTTATACGCTAAATGTAATAGGAGAAAAATTTGGTAATTTGTCTGCTACTGCTCCTACTGCTAAGTATGTAACGGTAGTGCGTGATTTTGTGGTGGCCGCAAATGTTATTAATTACGAGAACAAGGTTTATTGGTCTGATATCAACGACGAAACTAACTGGACACCTGGCGCAACAAGTCAGGCAGACACGCAAGTAATCGCTGATGGTGGTGACATTAAAGGTTTAACGGGTGGTGAGTACGGATTAGTGCTGCTTGAAAAAGCCATCTTCCGTATGTCCTATATAGGTAGCCCGTTGTTTTTCCAATTTGACGCTATTTCACGCAGTTTAGGCTGTATTTCTAGCGGTAGTGTGACTCAATACAACGGTTTAACGTACTTTTTGGCTACAGACGGTTTCTATGTGTGCGATGGTCAGACAGTTAAATCGATTAGCGCAGGAAAGATAGACCGTTGGTTCTTTGATATTGCCAATACAGGTCAACTTGACCAAATGTCTAGTACTGTTGACCCAGTTAAACGGTTAATTGTCTGGTCATTTAAGGATAATTTCGCTAATACCAATGTTTTGATCTACAGCATTGACTTCGGTAAGTGGTCGCATGGTGATACTACTGCTGACGCTATCTCTATCGTCATCACTCCTGCGGTAACACTTGAAGGATTAGACCTTTTCAGCGCAAGTATTGATGCTTTGACGGTATCGCTTGATGATCGTCAATGGGATGGTGGTCAATCGCTGTTTGCTGGCATACAAGGGCAAAAGATTATTACGTTTGGCGGTACTAACAAGCAATGCTCGATTGTTACTAATGACATTGACAACGGTAGGTCTGTAATTACTGGAGTTCGGCCAATTATTGACAATGGAACTGCTGACATCTCAATCTGCAATAGAAACCTGCTAGGAGACCCTATTGCGTTTACCACTGCCGTTAGTACGGACAGCGAAGGAAAAGCCTCTATGAGGGTTCCTGGTCGTTATATGAGGGTAAAGGCATCGCCTGTTGGTAGTGCGTGGAAAACTGCCGTTGGGATGGAAGTTGATATTGTTACGCAAGGTCTGAGATGACACAGTTTAGAACGCTTCCTCCGTTTGGTGGAGATCAGCGAACTGTTGCAGAGGTAGTTCGCGGAATTATGGATGGCAAGACTAATAATGTTGGTTACTTTATAACCGGCACAAGCACTACAACCACTACGCTAAATAATGAGCGTATAGGCTATGATTCTGCGATTATATTTACTCCAATGAATGATAAGGCAGCTCAAGAAATGGCTAAATTGTGGGTAGGAACTCGATCTCAAGGTAGTGCAATCATTAATCACCAAAGTAACGCTCATGTCTGTGAATTTATGTACATCATAGTCGGCTAATGGAAATTAAATACATTACTCCACAGGAATTACGTGCCTGGTGGCCTTCGATTAAGCCAGGTTTAGAGAATGTTAAGACTAAAAGCCCTGAGAATTGGATTATTGAGGACGTTTATTGTGACTGTCATAGTCAAAGATCAATGATATGGGCTTTGATTGATGAAGGTAGAACGATTGGGTATTGGGTACTGCAACCAAATGGCGAAGAATTGCACGTTTGGGCTGGTTGGGCGTTAGAAAATAGGCATGATAATCTTGAAAATGGATTAAAATACATAAAAGAGATTGCGCGTCAAGGTGGAGCGAAATACATAACATTTTCTAGCCATCGAAAAGGCTGGATTAAGAGGGCAAAGAGTCTTGGATTTAGCCCTAGAACATGGATAAGTGAGGTTTGATATGGCTGGTGGATCACAAGGTTCTACATTTACTCCAACAGAGACAACTCTTGATCCTACGCTGCGTCCTTACGTTGACACAGCGCTTAGTGAGGCAGAGAGGCTTCGTCAAGCTGGTGGCCCTGCTTACTATGGTGGTGAAACATACGTTAAGCCTAGCGCACAAACTCAGACAGCGTTGTTCTTAGCGCAACAACGTGCAGGTCAAGGCAGTCCATTACTCAAAGGCGCTCAAAGCACAGTACAGGGTCTAATGGGTACTCAAAGCCCATATGAATCACAATATGCTAGTAGGGCTGGTCAGACTAGCCAATACGGTTCGGCATTTGATGCTTTAGCTGGTCAAACTAGCAAGTATGGCTCTGTGTTTGATGAGATTGGTCAGGCTGCTAGTCCGTATCAGCAGCAGTTTGCAGGTATGGCTCAAAACGCATATGTTGACCCTAATCAATCCTTCTATGAGGGAATGCGTGGCGGTGCAATGCAGAATGAGGCATTAGCTGGCACTCGCGCAACATCACAAGGTGCGTATCTTGGTGGTAGTCCTTATCTTGAAGGCGCATTAGGCCAGGCTAACCGTCTAACTGCTGAATCGTTGCAAGAAGGCATCCGCGGTCTGCAAAGCAAGACATCATTAGCAGGTCGCTACGGCTCTGGTGCAGAGCAACAATTAGCTGGCAAGATGGGTGATGCTGCGGCTAGGGCTTTGGCTGAACAAAATCAACAAGCATATCTGCAAAACTACCAGCAAGAGCGTGGTCTGCAAGAACAAGCACTGCAATCTCTTGGTGGCCTGTCGCAACAAGGCTTCGTCAATCAACTCACAGGCGCTCAAGGTCTTGGTACTGCCGCACAGCAGGCTTATGCTAATCAGATGGCTGCTACACAAGCGGCTCAAGGTGTTTACGGCTCAGACCTTGCTAATCGCATGGCTGCGGCTCAAGCAGGTCAAGGCGTTTACCAACAAGACTTTGCTAATCAAATGGCTGCAACTCAAGCAGGTCAGAATGTGTACCAGAGTGACTACGCTAACCAAATGGCTGCACTGGCTGGCGCTCAAGGCGTAAGAGGCGAGGATATAGCTACACGTATGGCTGCGGCTCAAGCTGCTCCTAACCTTGCTGCTGCTGACTATGCTGATCTTGATAGATTGATGGCTGTTGGTCAGGCTCAAGAAGGCTACACAGCGGCTCAACAAGCTGCTGATAAGGCTCGTTACGATTACACAGCACAGTTACCGTATCAAACGCTGCAAAACTATGGTGCATTTATCACTGGCTTACCGCGTGGTGGTATCACTAAAGAATACGTTGCGCCTAAAACTGCGGCTGAACAAGCTGCTGCGGCTGCTAGCTCCGGTCAATACAGCGACACCGGCTGGACTTCTGCAATTAAAAGATAAGGAATACTATGGCTGACCCAATTACACTAGCTGCTGTCGGTTCTGCAATGAGCGCTCCTGCTGCCGTTGCTGCTGCGACTCCTTTCACTATGGGTGCTATGGGTGCTGCTGGCGCTGCTGGTGCTGCTGGCGCTACTACTGCGGCTATGGGTGCTGGCGCTGGTGCGCTTGGCACTATAAGTGCAATTGGTGCTAATCCATTAATTACAGCAGGAACCAATGCAGCACTAGCAGGAAATAGTTTGCTAGGAACCGCTGCAAATGCGGCTGGTGGGGCGGCAACAATCATTCCCACACAAACATTTCCTGCTGCACTATCTTCTGCTAATCCTGCATTTGTTGGCCCACAAACTTTTATGGGGCCACAAGCACCAACAATGATGCAGTCTGCTATTAACACAGGTCAGAATATTCAAGGTTTGATGTCTGAGAATCCTGCATTAACTAGCGTTGCTAAACAAGCTGCTGGTGGAATGATGCAACCGCCACCACCACCAAAAGTATTGCAAGCACCACCAATTCAAAGCGGTCAATTTGCTCCAGTGGATTTTATGAGCTTACTTAGCCAAAAGCCACAGCAAATGCAGCGTCGCACTTCATTGTTAGGATAATCATGGCATATGAATTCGGTACTTCTGGATACGATCAGGAGCAAAGACAAGAAGAACTACGTCAAGCAGCAGAATATCAGGCTGCTATGGATGCTCAAAATGCACAGCGTAGTAACTTGTCTATTCGCGGCAATCAACCAGCACCTTCAAATTTTATGCAGAATATTCTAGGAACAGTTCCTAGTTATTACGAAGGATTGTTGGGGCCTACCGAAACGCAAGCATTACAAAGCAGGGCAAATACACAAGGCTTGCTAGGCGCTGCTATCGGCTTGCTAGGTGGCATGGGTACGCGTGGCACTACTGCTGCACAAAACATTGCTGGTGCGCTTAGTGGTGGCTTACAGGCTTCACAAGGTGCTGTACAGCAAGGGATACAAAGTTATAGTCAACAACAGCAATTAATGATGCAAAAGCGTCAACAAGCTGGTGTGCAAGCAATGAAATTAAAGTATCCAGAGCTTGCTGATGAGTTGGATACTAACCCTGCTGGCGCGTTTAGAATTATTGCTGATATTGAAAAAGAAGCACGCACTCCACGCAAGCGAAATACTACTGTTGTTAATGGCGTATTAGTTGATACAGATACAGGTTTGCCTATTTATCAAGCTCCAGAAGGACAGGAAAAGCCTGTTGTAGTTGGTAATGCTCTTGTGAATCCTATTACTGGTCAGCCTATTTATCAGGCTCCAGTAGCGCCAAGAGAAAGAAAAACTGCTGTTGTTAATGGTGTTTTAGTTGATACTGAAACAGGAAAACCAATTTATACAGCACCTAGAGAACCAAAAACTCCAGAATCACTATACTCAAAATCACCAATAGCTGATGCTAATGGGCGAATGGTGTTTATGCCTACTAGACCAGGCTTACCTGTTCTTGATTTGCAGGGTAAACCTGTTTCAGATTTTGCTGGCGCTGTTTCAACAAAACCATTGCCTCCGGTAATTCAAAAAGCTGAAGAAGAAGATTATACGTCTGGAACTGCGGCAATTAATTTAGCTAATGACGCTAATAAATACTTATCTAGCATTACTCAAGGTCAAATTAAATTTGGTCGTCTTGATAAAGCAAGTATTGCAGCGCGTAATGTTGTTGGCTCTAATGATCCTGATGTTGTTGCACGTAATGATTTTGAGAGATTTAAAACAACATTAGTTAATGAGTCTTTACGTTTAAATAAAGGTACTCAAACAGAAGGTGATGCAGTTAGAGCAGCAAAGGAATTAGAAGGAGCTGAATCTGCGGCTGATGCTGGAAAAGCAATTCAAACTCTTAGAGATTTAAATTCTAGGCGAGCAAATGACTATCAATCTGCAATTATTCGCAGACGTAAAAATGCAAAACTTGGCGCACCAGAGGTAAATTTGGATATTCCTACATTTACTCCTTATGTATTTACTGATGCTGATTATTCTCGTCTGCCTAAAGGAACAATTTATGTTGATCCTAAAGGTATTAGAAGGGAGAAAAAATAATGGCTTCTTGGGATAATGATCCTATTGCAGAAGAACCGGCAAAAGATAATTTAAAAGGCTCTGTATTCGGGCCTAAAGTGCCTTATTCTGGTTTGGCTGAAACTGTACGTGCTTTTGCTCAAGGTCCGACATTTGGCTTTGGTGAGGAAATTGAAGCAAGTATTCGCGCTCCGTTTTCTGATAAAAGCTACACAGATATAAGAAATCAATTGCGTGGTCAACAATCGCAATTTAGACAAGACTATCCAAATGTAGCTACTCCTGTTGAATTGACAGGTGCTATGGCTGGCCCGATGGCTGCATATAAAGCTCTTGGTGCTGCTGCTCCTGCGGTTCAGTCTATGGTAACAGGTGAGACACTTGGAGGCCAGGCTGCGCGTGGTGTTGCTGTTGGTGGTGTTACTGGCGCATTAACTGGCGCTGGTACAGCAGAGCAAGATATAGCAGGTCAAGCTACGCAAACTGGTATCGCTGGCGGTGTATTAGGCGGTACTGTTCCTTTGGTACTTAAAGGCGCTGGAACAATGGTCAAGAATATATTGACTGCGTCTGGTGTAGGTGATCAGCCTGCGGCTGCATCTAAAATGATTTCTGCTGCGTTAAAGAAGGAAAATTTAACTCCTGATGAAGCTGCTGATTTGCTTGCTGAATTGCAGCGAATTGGTGTGCCGCGTCCTGTATTGGCTGATATTGGCAAGAATATGCAAGACCTTGCTTATTCTGCCTATGTTGTTCCATCTGGACAAAAAGCTGCTACTGCTAGATTTTTAGAATCACGCATGATTGACCAGCCTAATGAATTAGTTAAAGGATTGACAAAAAAAGCAGGTATTGATAAAAATGTTAGCGGATATGAGTACCTTGATGCTTTGGCTAAAAATCAACAAGCAGCAGCCAGCTCTAAGTATCCTTTAGCGTATAGCAAGGCTGTTGATGCAAGAGACTTTAGGAAGTATGTTGATAGACCTGTATTTATTGATGCGTATCAAGAGGCTCAAAAACGCGCAGGTGTTTATGGTGAGACATTGCCTGATTTAGAACAAATACGAAATGCTCAATTTGTTCCTACTGATGTGCTGCATAAGATTAAGATCGGTTTAGATCGTATCGTAGAAGGTCAAACAGATTCTATTACTGGAAAAATGACTGCTTACGGCAGAGATGTTTCTAATGTAAAACGTGAGTTTAATGATTTAATTAAAGACAAAAATCCTATTTATGCAAAGGCTAATGCTGAATTTGCAGACAATGAGCGTATTCGGTCAGCATTTGAAACAGGTCAAAAATACCAAAGACTTGATACAAAAGAAGCATTAGATAAACTCAAGAAAATGAATGACTCAGAAAAAGAGGCATTTAGGCTTGGCATGATGGCTGATGTAAACTCTCGTCTTGAAAACTTTAAAGGTGGTGATTTTTCTCGTCAGATATTTAAAAGCGATAAACAAAAATCATTGCTTCGTTATGCGTTTACAGATCAAAACCAATACAAGCAATTTGCTGCTTATGTTGATGCGCTTGGTGAGCAGACTAAAACATCTAAATCTCTTATGGGTGGTTCGCAAACTGGTGAGAGGCTTGCTACAAGTCAAGCTACGGCTGATTTAGGTCAGATTGCACAAAGTGCTGCTACAGGTGGATTAGCTGGCGCTGCTATGGCAACAGGTAGATCATTGCTTGCTAGGACTAGAGGCATAAGTAGCGAGACATCTGCTGAATTGCAAAAGCGTCTATTTGCTGTTGATCCTATTGAACAAAAAGCTATTTTGGAAGAATTAAAACGCAGGACACAAAGTAAACAAGTTGGTGGTGTTCCTGGCGCTGCTGCCACTGGCATGATTACTGGATTACTTGGGGATTAATATGGCAAAAACAAAGATTAGTGAATTCGATACAAACCCTGCGCTAAATACTGACATTGACAGTATTAACATCGCAGAAGGATGCGCTCCTAGTGGCATTAATAACGCTATCCGTGAGCTTATGTCTCAGCTCAAGAATCAGCAAGATGGTAGCTCGTTAGATACTTTTACTGTTGGCAATACGCTAACTATTAATGCTGCTAACTCTTTGCGTTTAGCTGACACTGACTCATCGCACTACGTAGGGCTAAAGTCTCCTACTGCTGTAACAACTAGCTACACGCTAACTTTGCCTACTGCTGACGGTACTAGCGGTCAAGCAATCAAAACCGATGCTGCTGGCGCATTGTCTTTTGGGACTTTTGGATACATTAACATTCCTCAATCTGGCTCTGCTAAAACCACAAGCTATACCTTGCTAGTTGGTGACGTTGGCGAGCTTATAAATGTAGAAACAGGCGGCTCGATTGTTGTTCCTGACGCTACGTTTGCTGCCGGTGATGTTGTTATTATCTTTAACAATACGGCAAGTTCTATTACAATGACGATGTCAATCACAAACGCCTATATCGCTGGTACGGATACAGATAAGGCGACAATCAGCGTTGCAACTCGTGGTGTAGCTAATATCTTGTTTGTTACAGGTACGACCTGCGTAGTTACTGGAAACGTGAGCTAACAATGGCATTAGTCCTTAAAGACAGAGTAAAGACTACCACCACGACGACAGGCACAGGCACAGTCACGCTTGGTTCTGCGGCTACTGGCTATCAGGGATTCTCAGTCATTGGTGACGGTCAGCAGACTTACTATGTGATCTCTGACGCAACTAATTGGGAATCAGGCATCGGGACGTACACGGCTTCCGGCACTACTCTGTCACGTACACAGGTCTTTGAGTCTAGCAACGGTGATGCTTTAGTAGACTTCCCCGCTGGCACTAAGGATGTGATTGTAGGCTATCCATCAACGGCTACAGCAGGCGGTGTGCCTAACTGTGATAACAGCAGCATAGGTACTGATCTATCTGGCTGGTCTGCGTTTCAGGCTGCGCTACAGAGTGGTGTAACAGGCGGTACGCTGTTTGGGAATAACAGTACTAATGGGATTGTTAGTACGTATTCGCTGGTTTATACAACATCAAGTGCTGCTGCTGGCGGGGTATTAGCCCCAAATGGGGATATTTATTTTATACCGGCAAATGGGGTAAGAGGCCAAAAAATATCATCTTCTGGTGTTGTATCTACTTATTCGTTAGTTTATACGTCAGGCAGGACTTACACAGGTGGAGTTTTAGCTTCTAACGGTGACATTCATTTTGTCCAAGCAGAAGCAATCGTAGGCCAAAAAATTAATTCTTCTGGAATTGTTTCTACTTATTCTTTAGTTTATACCGCAGGGAATGTTTCTTATGGGGGCGGTGTTCTTGCTCCTAATGGTGATATTTACTTTGTTCCAGTTTCAGCAATAGTTGGTCAGAAAATATCTGCTACTGGTGTAGTATCGACGTATAGCTTAGTTTATACGACAACTAATGCTTACAGCGGTGGCGTGTTAGCTCCAAATGGAGATATTCATTTTGTACCTTCTGGAGCAAATAGAGGCCAAAAAATATCAGCCGCAGGTGTAGTAAGTACTTATTCTTTAATTTATACAGTTGGTAGCGCTTATGGCGGCGGCGTACTAGCGCCTAACGGAGACATACATTTTATTCCACTTTCAGCAACTGTTGGTCAAAAAATATCAGCAACAGGAGTCGTGTCTACCTATTCATTAGTTTATACAGCAGCAATTGCATATTCTGGCGGTGTTTTAGCGCCTAACGGAGACATACATTTTGTGCCTTATAGAGCAGAAAGAGGACAAAAAATCTCTACTACCGGGATTGTCTCTACCTATTCATTAATTTATACAAATGCAACTGGTGGGTATTCTGGAGGAGTTCTTACGCCAAATGGCGATATTTACTTTGTTCCAAGTTATGCCGTAGTAGGTCAAAAAATCTCCACGAATCCCGGTCAGCCATTAGGTCTCGGCGTATGTCTGAGTTCATTCCTTAATAAATTCTAATTATGACATTCGTTATCCGTGATCGCATATTAGTAACCAGCACCACTACAGGCACAGGTACGTTTACACTGGGCTTGGCTGCTGCTGGCTATCAGGACTTCTCTAGCATAGGTAACGGTAACACTACTTACTACACGATCACAGACGGTACTGATTGGGAAGTAGGTATCGGCACGTATACCTCTAGCGGTACTACATTAGCCCGTACACAGGTATTAGAGTCTAGTAATAGTGATGCGCTAGTTAATTGGGGCGCAGGCACTAAGAACGTCTATGTGCCACAGCCAGCTATCAATACACAAGGCACAGCGCCTACAGGTGACAACTCGTCTATCGGTACAGATCAGGTAGCATTTAACAACTTTCAGAAGAATATACAGGCTAGTGTTAATGGTGGTGTGACGTTTAATAACAATGATACTAATGGTATTGTTAGTACGTATAGCTTGGTTTATACAAATTCAAATGGGGCTTATACTGGTGGCGTACTTGCCCCAAATGGTGATGTACATTTTGTTCCTTATGGCGCTCCAAGAGGTCAAAAAGTATCTGCTTCTGGCGTAGTTTCTACTTACGCATTAGTTTATACAACTGCCGATAGTTCATCGCATGGTGGTGTAATGGCTGCTAATGGCGATATTCATTTTGTGCCTTTGGCTGCAAGAGTTGGGCAAAAAATAAACTCATCAGGTGTTGTATCTACATACTCGTTAATTTATACAACGGTGGGTGGCGCTTATTCTGGCGGTGTTTTAGCTCCTAATGGAGATGTGCATTTTATTCCGAGTAGCGCACCAGTTGGTCAAAAAATATCAGCCGCTAATGTAGTTTCTACTTACAGTTTGGTTTATACGGATTCCGCTGCTTATTTTGGTGGTGTATTAGCTCCTAATGGAGATATTCACTTTGTACCAAATAGCGCGACGGTTGGACAAAAAATATCATCTGCTGGTGTTGTTTCTACTTATTCTTTAGTTTATACAATAGGAACCGCATACAGAGGCGGTGTCTTAGCGCCTAACGGTGACATTTATTTTGTTCCAGCAAGCGCAAATAGAGGACAAAAAGTATCTGCATCAGGTGCTGTATCCACTTACTCTTTGGTTTATACAACAGGTCAAGCATATATAGGCGGTGTTTTAGCTCCTAATGGTGATATTTATTTTGTTCCTTATGTAGCTAATAAAGGGCAAAAAGTATCAGTATCTGGTGTAGTTTCTACTTACAGTTTAGTTTATACGGTAGATAGTGCATATCACGGAGGTACTCTTACTTCATCCGGTGATATTTACTTTGTGCCATTTACTGCAAACAGAGGTCAAAAAATCTCCACCTGCCCTGCTATACCATTTGGCTTAGATACCTGCCTCAGTTCATACCTCAATAAGTTTTAAGGATCATCATGGCGTATGTCGTTAAAGACCGAGTAAAAGTAACCAGCACAACGACAGGTACGGGAACCTTTACGCTTGGCGCTGCGGTAGCTGGCTTTCAAGACTTTACTAACATAGGTAACGGCAACGATACGTATTACTGCATCACTGACGCTACGAACTGGGAAGTGGGTATCGGTACTTACACTGCGTCTGGTACTACGCTATCGCGCTCTGTCCTTGAATCATCTAACAGCAATGCTCTAGTAGACTTCCCTGCTGGCACTAAAACTGTATTCGTTACCTTCCCATCAGAGAACACGCTAGGCACTGTACCAACGGCTGACAATAGCTCAGTAGGTACTGACTTAGTAGCGTGGTTGAACTTAAAGAAGCAGCTAGATGCAGGTGTAGTGAATGGTGTGCCGTATGCTAACAATGGAACTAATGGGATTGTTAGTACGTATAGTTTGATTTATACGGCAAATGGCGCATATTTTGGCGGTGTTTTAACACCTAATGGAGATATTTATTTTGTTCCATCTGCAGGAACAGTTGGTCAAAAAATATCATCTATTGGTGTAGTTTCTACGTATAGTTTAGTTTATACGGTAAATGGAGCTTATTCTGGTGGTGTGCTTGCACCCAATGGGGATATTCATTTTGTACCCGCTTCTGCAGTTAGAGGGCAAAAAATATCATCATCTGGTGTCGTATCTACTTACTCTTTAGTTTATACAACTTCTGGCGCTTATTCTGGTGGCGTGCTTGCGCCTAATGGTGATATTCATTTTGTTCCTGCAAATGCGAACAGAGGTCAAAAAATATCTGCTGCTGGCGTAGTTTCTACTTATTCCTTAGTTTATACAGCAACATTGGCATATAACGGTGGTGTGTTAGCGCCTAACGGGGATATTTATTTTATTCCTTACAGAGCCAATATAGGTCAAAAAATATCAGCAGCAGGTGTTGTTTCTACATATTCATTAGTTTATACGGTTAGTAATGCTTATGTTGGCGGGGTTTTAGCGCCTAACGGGGACATCTATTTTGTGCCTTTTGGTTCTGACAGAGGCCAAAAAATAAATTCTTCTGGAGTAGTGTCTACCTATTCTCTTGTTTATACAGCAGGACTTTATAGAGGAGGTGTTCTTGCTCCTAATGGTGACATTTATTTTGTTCCGTCAGAATCCATAGTTGGGCAAAAAGTATCTGCTGCTGGTGTTGTATCTACATATTCTTTAGTTTACACAAACTCAGGTGGCGCTTATTCTGGTGGCGTTCTTGCCACTGACGGTAGCATTTATTTTGTCCCTTATAGTGGAGTCATAGGCCAAAAACTTTCCACAAACGTACAGCAAAAAGTAGGTTATGCTTTAAGTCCGTTTTTTAATAAATTTTAACCAAGGAGAACACGTGTACAACCGCGATAAAATTATAACAACGATGCAAGAAATCTACGATGAATCCAAAACCATCGCACCTTACGTCTTAATCGCACAACCACGTCGCAACTTAGAAGAAACCGCAGCACAGAATTTTGATGGATATGATGGGCTTCACATTGACCTAATGGGGTTTTCCCATGGGTTTGTAAATATTGGTGGCGAGAAAGTTGACGTTGCCCGTAATTACTTGATCGAACAAGCGCTGTCGTCTGGTGCTAAATATATGCTGTTTATCGGTGAGGATACAGTTCTTCCTTACGATGGCTTCAAAGTGCTGCATGAGACAGCAGAAAAGAACCCAGACGCAGTAGTAACAGGTGTGTACTATATCAAATGCTCTGACGCTATGATTATGGTACGCAATCAGGATTGGATTACCATTCCTAACGTTGATCCTGGTCAATTGATTGAGGCTTGGCAGACCGGCATGGATGTGATGATGATTCCTATTTCATTGCTGAAAAAAATGAAAGAAGAAGCACCTGATCTGCCGTTTACCTGCATTGGCAACAACATTAATGACGAGATTCCTTTTATTGGTGAGGATAACTTCTTTGTTCACCGTCTACATAAGCGTGGCACAAAGTTGCTAGTTAATACTGATGTTCAATGTCTGCATATGGACTTGGCAAGCGGTATGTACACAGCGCATCCTTCTGTAGACCTGAAGAACTACTACACGAACATTAAGCCTACTCGTCCTTTGACATTGGATGATAAAGAGTTTATTGACCGTCGTTGGGCTGATCGTTTACCTGAAGGCACTGGCAGCTACAAGTCTGTTATCGCCAAGCTGTTAGAAGAAGGCCAGCCAATCAAGTTCAATATGGGTTGTGGCCGTGATCGTTTGCCTGGCTATCTTGGCGTTGATATGCACAGTGATACCGCAGACATTAAGCAGGACATCATGAAGCTAGACTTGCCAGAGCAGTGCGCTGACGAGATATTTGCTAGCCATTTGATTGAGCATATCCCACAGCATCGCGCTCCTAGCGTCCTAGAGAAGTGGCTTGCCACGTTGAAAGAGGGCGGTATGCTTGTTTTAGAGACTCCTGACCTTGCTGGCTTGTGTAAGGACTATCTTGAGCAAGATGGTGCAGATCAGCACATGACTGCTATGTGTATCTATGGCGCTCACGTAGACCGTATTACTCCTGAGACACAAGAGAAGGGTGCTTTATCTCCGCACCTATGGGGCTATACGCCTAAGTCGCTGAGTGACTTGTGTACAGCGGTTGGTTTTAAAGACATTAAGATTCTGCCTGTAACGGGTCAGCATCCTGGCAAGAACTTTAGATTGGAGGCAGTAAAATGATTTCCTTAGAAGGTTTACAATCTGGCGTGGCAGGTGAAGATCGTGCTATCGCTATCCTCAAGGTTGAGCATAATAGTCTGACGTATGATTGGATGACGTTTGTGCCACCTGACGTTGATCTAGCCACTTACATTGCCGCTTCAGAGGGGCGTGTTAAGGCTGAGATTGATGCAAAAGAAGCTGCTTGGGCTGCTTTAAACCCTAAGACACGCGAGATTGAAGGCATTAACGGCACTGAGACTGTCGCTATTGATAAGTCTGAGATAGTACGTGCTGATAATCCTGATTACTACGCTAGCCGTCGTGCCGAGTATCCTTCACTTGCAGATCAACTGGATGCAATGTGGAAGGGTTCTGACGCAATGACCGAAATGGCTGCTAAAATTGCAACAGTTAAGGCAAAGTATCCAAAACCATGAGTTATACACTATCCAAAACGGATGCAGGTAAAATCGTTAGGATAGATCAGGGAGGGGTAGTCACTCTCCCTGGTAATACCTTTTCAAAGGGTGATGCTTTAATCCTCTTTAACAATACGGATGAATTTATCTCTATTCATTCGCTAGTGGAAAACTCTTACCGTTCTTCTCGCGCAAAGAAAAGAGCATTTATAGAGTTTCCTCCTAGATCATTAGCAAATGCTGTGTTTATTGATGACAATATTGTAGTTATATCAGTGGGGTTCTAAATGAGTGGCATACTTTTAGCATTTGTTGGCGCTTCGTTTGCCGGTGGTGGTGGGCTATCTGTTGTTGATGGCTCGTTTTCAGGCGCTCCAATGGCATCGACTGCATTTGGTGGATAGATTTAAGAGATAAATTATGTCAGACGTTAATCCTCAAGAATTTGGTGCATTGCAAGCAGATGTTAAGACATTAACGGCTGAGATTCATTTACTCCGCAAAGAGATGGCCGATGTAACGGCTATGCTCAATCAGGGCAAAGGCGGCATTTACATGATTGTATTTGCTGCCGGTGCTTTAGGTTCCGTTATTACCATGAGCGTTAAAAAACTATTTGGTGGATAAATGGATCCCATAACTATCGGCGCAGCGGTTGCTATCGCTAAGACTGCTGTAGCCGGAGTTAAAGAGCTAATATCATTAGGTCACGAAATTCAAGATTGCTATCACGACATAGCAACATTTTTCGATAAGCAAACAGAAGTTGAACTTGCTGTCATCGAGCAAAAAAAGCACAAGCTAGAAGCCGTTAAAAGCGGTTTTCCGCAGCGTAGTGCTACCGCAGAGGCGTTAGAAGCCACATTCGCAAGTAGAGAGATGATCAGGCTAGAAAAAGAGCTTAAAGAGGCTCTAATCTACGGAAGCCAGGAATCAGGCCTATACGACGAGATGTGCCAGCGTCGAAATGCAATTATCCTAGAACGAAAACAAGAGATAGAAGATGCAGAGCGTGAAGAACGTATGCGTCTGGCTGCTATTCGTCGCAAGAAAGAACAAAGAATTCAGAATATTCAGGAGTGGCTGGCTGTAGTGCTAGGCGTATCTCTTAGTAGTTTCGTAATGTATGCGGTATGGTGGATGTTTAAAAACGGGGGTAAAGACTAATGATGACCTTAATTACTACGCTAATCTCTTTTCTATCTGGCGGCCTACCTAAACTCTTGGACTTCTTTCAAGACAAGCAAGATAAGAAGCATGAGTTAGCACTTGCTCAATTGCAGATGGCACAGCAGCTAGAGATGGCTAACAAAGGCTTTGAGGCTCAAGCGCACATTGAAGATATTAAGACAGAGCAGATTGGTATCCAGACGCAAGCAGATGAGCGTATAGCGTTGTATTCTCACGACATTGAGATTGGTAAGGGTGCTAGTCAATGGGTTGTCAATGCTCGCGCTATGGTCAGGCCAACAATTACTTACGGTCTATTTTTATTGCTAGTTGCTATTGACATTGCTGGTGTTTGGTATGCCTGGACGCAAGATGCTCCGTTTAAAGAGATGATGGCGCTGGTTTGGGATGACGATACGCAGACGATATGGGCTTCTGTCATAAGTTTCTGGTTCGGAACACAGGCGTTTAGCAAGAAATGAAAGTAAGCGACAAAGCACTTAAAACCATAATCCACCATGAGGGTGTTAGATATAAGCCATATCTTTGCCCTGCTGGATTGTGGACTGTTGGTGTAGGCCACGTTTTATATCCCAAACAAGGACTATTGCCAGTGGCTCAGAGAGGCTCTATAGGGCTGCGTGTTGAGGACTTTAGACAGTTTACTAAGGATGAGGTAGATGCGATTCTTAAAGCAGACTTGCAGCGTTTTGAGCGAGGCGTACTACGTTATTGTCCTATTATTGCTACTCAAGGGCAATTCGATGCTCTCGTCTCTTTTAGCTTTAATGTAGGATTGGGAACATTACAACGCAGCACATTGCGCCAAAAACACAATCGTGGTGACTTTGAGGGTGCTGGTAGTGAATTCATGAAATATACACGTGGCGGTGGTAAGGTTCTCAAGGGTTTAGTTAATCGTCGTAAAGATGAAAGAGCAATGTATGGCTACTAAGAAAATACCTGATGACTGTATGCCGATGTGCCAAAGCTGTTCATTTTTTGAACGTGAGAAAAATGAGGATGTTGGTATTTGTAGACGGTTTCCACCTAAGACAATCTATCTAGGTGACGATGAGTTTGATAGCTTTTTTCCTATTACTTCTGTTAGTGAATGGTGCGGTGAATTTAAAAGGCAGGTGTCATAATGACTCACCCAGTAACAGATGAGGAGTTTATAGCGGCATGGAACTCATGCGGATCAGTCACTAAGGTAGCTGATATTCTAGGCATTAACCACCGATTTGTTAACCGCAAGCGGCGAGACATCGAAAAGCGGCAAGGCATCCAATTGCTTGCCACTGCTAAAAATAGCCCTGATTTCAATGTAACTTTGCCAGCTAACGGAGTTCGAGTTAATGTTGGATTGGAATCAGGCGTTGTTATCGTTGGCTCAGACGCTCATTATTGGCCTGGCATTATCTCTACGGCTCACAGGGCCTTTGTAGTAGCTGTTAAAGAGCTAAGTCCTAAGATGGTCATCATGAATGGCGACGCGTTTGACGGGGCTAATATCTCTCGTCATCCACGAACAGGTTGGGAAGCCAGGCCTAGCGTTAAACAAGAGCTAGAGGCTTGCAGGGATCGTATCTGTGAGATTGAGGATGCTTCTGGTAATGCCAAACTGCACTGGACTTGGGGCAATCACGACATACGTTGGAATAGCCGACTATCCTCACAGGCTCCTGAGTTTGAGGGTATCCACGGCATGAACTTGACGGATCACTTCCCGCGCTGGAAGTTTTCAACATCGGTGATGATAAATGACCACACTCAGATCAAGCATCGCAACTATAACGGAGTTCACGCTGCTTATAACGCTGTTGTTAAGTCTGGCGTGTCTACAGTCAACGGTCATCTACACTCTCTTAAAGTAACGCCTTGGACTGATCTGACAGGTACTCGCTACGGTGTCGATACAGGCTCTCTAGCCGACGTATGGGGCGCTCAATTTGAATATACAGAGGACGGTACTAGAAACCATAGAAGCGGCTTTGTGGTGTTGACATTCTACGAAGGCAAGTTACTGCCTCCGGAGATGCTAGAAGTCATTGATGAGGATAAAGGTCTGGTCTGTTTTCGGGGGCAGGTGATTTCCGTGTAATCCAGCTAGATGTCCAATCAGCCTTAACTGGTTGGAGTTTAGCCCTGCGTTTAGCTAGGAATAGGTCTTTCTTCTCTGCATCCTGATTAAGTCTATCTCTGGCTATTTGCGCTCTTTCCTTTGACGTAAGAGGTGGTGGTCTAGCAGCATCTTCGCACCTGCCTACACAAAACACAGGTACATAGACTTCTTTTGTATCTTTCTTTTCTTTTATCCAGCTATTGATGTGAATTAACTTAATCTTGCGTAAGTTATTGATGTAGCCTTTCATCCACTTAGTAGAGATAAAGAATTGCTTTTCTATCTCTGTGTAGGTTGATGGCGTTTCTAGGATTTTTAGCAACTTAGCCATCTTGAGTTCAGAGAGTTTTGTGTTGTATTTCATCTTACCCATTTTTAACGAACACTCCATTGCAATTTAGGAAACCTTTGCGGTCTTTAATTTCCGCATAAGCGTCTTGCAAACAATGCACAATAGAGATGTCTTTGATCGCGCAGTAGATTATCAGTGTTACCAGTACATCTCCGACACCATCTCTAATTGCTAGCATATCGTCTTTAATCTCAGCGTCGCACAGCTCACCTAGCTCACTCACTGTTTTCATTAGCTGAGTGCTGGCTTCAGCATTGGGGATGATTCCACGAGCTTCTGCCCACCGAACAATATCAAGCTCTAGTGAATTAAATGTCATTTACATATCCTTTTCTTTGCATCTCTAAAGTTAGACTCAAACATCCAGCCTACACATTGTTTATCAATATCGGGTGATGTTACTGACGCTACACCTTCAGTAAATCCGCGATGATATTCGTGCTGCATCCTGTTTATTACACCTAAGCCAATGCCAGGTATAGACGCAACAACCACAATTAAGATCATTCCCCAACGCATAGCTGCCTAATCTTTTTAACATCAATGCCAAAGGTCTCATGTACTCGCAAGATGATCTCTGCTGACGGGACTATCTTCTTATTGCGAATCTTTGACAGCGTAGAGATACCGATCTTCATGTGCAAAGCAATAGCACGATCATTCTTGAAACCGTGGTTTTTAATTAAGTAATCAAGTAGTTCCATTTTTATCCTTTAACTAAACATCCATTTAGGTAATTTTCCTGCTTTATATTTTTTAGCTGCTGCCCTTCTTTGTGCATTTTCTTGCTGCTCAATTGTTATTCTTTTAAAACTTTCATGACTTTTCTCAGATAATTCTTTTCCATCTGTTTTTGCTCTTTGCTCCATACAAGGCCCATGTGCAAATTCATGTGGCCCTTTTCCTCTTGGTAATCCACAAACAGGACAAGCGTTATATATTGATTTATCTTTCATAATTCCTCCTAGTAGTGCAGGGTCACCAGTTCGAGAATACATGAAAGAGAATCTGGCCCCTGCTGCCGGTGTTACTCGCCACTACCGGCTAGGCGTGCAAACATCAAAAGGGTATCGAATCTAAACTATCATCCGTAAACTTTTCCTGCTTTACTGCTGGTTTTGCTTCCTTCAGCTTAAATGAGCAGCTCATAAACTTGCCAGACTTACCTTCTTTTAGCCAGGCTGATACATAAACTGGATTACCTGCTAAGTCTTTGCCGTCGCCTGAGTAGTCAGGATGTGTATCGCTTTGCTTTTGTTGATTCTTGAAAAGTGAGAAGCTGCCTGGTTTTGGATCGTATGCCATGATTTACCTTTATCGTGTGGTGAGTTTCTTAATTGCACTGCGTTGCTTGCTATCAAACAAAGACCAAAGAGCTGTTTTGCTGTCTGCATCTAAGCCTAATTCGTTAATGAAATCGACTGCTCCTTGTACGTCATTCTTTGTGAGCAATGAGATAGCCTCTACGCCTATGCTGCGGATTACTTCTTGATCTTCTACCGACATAGATTGAAACACGTCAACTGTGATCGGTTTAGCTGACACAGGCTCGCTAGAATCAATCGCATCGTGTTCGACTATCTCAAGTGCTGTGACGTATAAGTAACGGCGGCTATAGGTCTCTACTGCGCCTAGATTCTGTATTGGGTGGCAACCTTTTAGCTGCGCTTCTGCCATTGGGCTAGTAAACGTTACACAACCGCCATTTTCAAAGTCAACAATGCGTAAGGTGGCAAGATCAGTATCAAACGATATTACAGGACAAAGTTTTAACTCAAAGAAAATTGATTGAATTGCTGGCAGGAAGTCGCCAAGCTCAAAGTATCTGTAACCTGCAAATTTATTGTGGCCTGATTTTTTTAATTCTGTGTGCTGCAATTTAATACGTGCTTGTTGTAGCTTTTGATACACTAATTCTCTTTTTGTTTTTTCGTGGATAAACCATTGTTGCTGTTCTTCTTGCTCTTGTTGCTGGCGCATGATTATTTACCTTTATTTGAATTTTTTAACGATGACATTATTGAATGTCCGAACTTCCGATACAGTTTGAATTTCCGCACTCTTAGCCTGTTCCTTGCGAATACGGTCAAAAGTTTTAGCCACATTTGTCTTGCTAGAGTGAACATATTTAAACCTTGGATCTAAGATTGATTTGGTGTCGTTCATTTCTCTCCTTATTGAATGTAAGAAACTAAAAGATACCCTGCAATCAATAAAACTGCAATCACTTTCGGATGTCTTGCAAGCCAATCATCAGTAGC